CCCCAGATTCGGTTCTGTGGGAAGGTAAGGTCAACGTAGCCGTGGCTGCCAGAAGCGCCAGAATACGTACCTGTCTCAGTCTCACTGAACAGAGGGACTTCCTTCACGGGGATGCCGAATGCGTACGGGGTAACCGTACCAGCGTCACCACTGCGAGCAACCACGTCACCTCGGATAACGCTAGAAGCGATATCTTGAGGGTTACCGTTGTTGACCCACACGTTGGTCAAACCATACAGGTAGTCCTGCGTCAAGTTTGAGCCCGCGTAGAAGTTCAACTGATTGCGGCGTTGCAAGTACTTACGAGGCATATTCTTAATAGCCTTGTTGAAGATTGCCTTACCATCAGATGAACCAGTTCCACTAAGGGTTGCACCAGCAGCGTCAACGACAGCTGCACCAGATCCAGATGCCGTGACAAGCTTGCTAAAACCATTAAAAGCCTTAAGCAGCGGGTCCGACGAACCTGTGTCACCATTGATAGCCAGGTCCTCAAGGTCATTACCAAGAGCGGTAGCCATCATTCTCGCAATGTGGTCCTCCAGGCCGTTACCTTCGATGTTATCTTCGAGGCTTTCGGTCGTGAGTTCCCAGTCAAGACGAATCTTTTGGGTCGTCAGCGAGATCTTTGTGAACGTAGCACTGGCGTTGACACCATCATCAACACCTTCAGTCGCCAAGCGAGCGATTCTCTGACCGACATTGACCTTGTCAATATCAATTGTGTCAGACTTCATTCTCACAATGCGACCTTCCTTAGCGAGAACAGTAGAATCCCACATGTAGTCAATGAAGCGGTTAGCCTGCTCAGGGTTGAGCAAACCACCACCACCTGCACCAACCTCAGTAGTAGCGATTACTTTCTCTAGAAGTTCATTACTCATTTATTTTTCACCACCTTTTCGTTTTTGTTTTTTAGTATCACAGGGATGCTGCGTCGAGGAAACTGCCGCCCCAGATGTTATCTTTCTTTGTAACAGCCGTAGACCCGCCAAGGTCGTCGGACTTCTTAATTGCTGTATCCTTGTCTACCTTCTCAACTGCGTCAGAAAGTTCACCGATCTTACCGGAAACTTCGTCAACCTTTGAAGTGACATTTGATACAGAATCACTGAATTGCTTAGTGATATCGTCAACACGTGACTCTAGCGTAGCAATTGAATGATTAAAATTAGCGATAGTTGTTGAGTTGTTCGAGACAAGCTCAGCAATCGTCGATTGAATAAAAGACTTGAGTTCATCCACTACGGAAGCATCAAGCGATACCGACTTTTCGGTAACAGCTGCTTCTTCAGTGTCAGGTGTCTCTTCAGTGGCTTCCTCTGCTTGATCTGCATCGGGGGTCGCCTCAACTGCGTCATCATCAACCTCAGAGATCACGACAGCCTTTTCAACGTTACTATCTTCTTCCACAACAGGAACCTCAGTTGCGCTAGAAACCTCTACTGAATCAACTTCAGCAATAAGTTCTGTTTCTGCCATTTCTATACCTCCTTCGTTTGTTTTTTGCAAGGACTTTTCTGATTTCAAGAACTTATTAAGAACTTCACTAACAGAATCCGCCTTGTCAATATCTGATGACTCAATCCATCCAATGCTTTGCATTTGGTTCCCACAGACACAGTCCATAGACTCGCTATCGGATACCTTTGCAACATTATCAGAACTACACCAGAAAACATTAGAGGTGGCTGTTTCAGCTACCATGCCCTTTAGGGCAAATCCATTATCGGATTTAATAACAGACATTACATTTGAAAGTTGGTTCATGGGTGAGTCTACAATGCTGAGTTCTACGAGGTCGTAGTCTTTGATGATTCTTACGGACTTGTTTGTTTCAGGATCAATGAACGGTTCTGATTCTTTTATTTCCCCGCCGATAGAGAATGCGCTAAGAGTTCCATCTAGAACTTTTTCCCAGGTGCTCTCTGCGCCCTTGGATATATAGCAACTAACATAAATTCCGTTATAAAACTTTCCAGTCTCTGGATCGTATATTTCTTCCTGTGAAAAAGACACCATCCGCCCAGCAGCGATCTTATCGTGCATTTCGCGTATATTTCCACGAAAGCGTTCAAAGGCGCGGGCGGAGGCCTCAGCCAAAACAATGTCACTTCCTCTATCAATATTGTCTGCTGTGGCAAAACCGGATACAATTCTATTCTCTACATCAAACTTGGAAAAGGGCACCGAAATATTAAGGTGGTGCCCATGAGTAGATAGATTAGACTTTGTTATCTCCATGATGTTAAATATTACACTTTAAAGGGCCAAAAAGCAAACTATTGCGTTGATCTTCCATCGCCCTTAGGATTTCTTCCCTCGCCCTTGCCATCACTTGCTCCCGCTGATCTCTCTGCATCTCTTGCTCTTGTCTTTCCAGAATTAGCAGCGGCATCAGCGGCTTGCTGTGGCTTCATGACAAACATGTCGTCTCCTCCATCAATTGGAGGCATTCCGATTGTAGCTCTAGCCTCATTAGGAGTCATGATCTGATTTCGAACATAACGTTCATTGATCTGGCTGATTGCATCCTCGTCTGTAAGAGTCATTTCATTCAGCTTAAAGACAAACATGTTAGTAAACTCTGAAATGATTCCATTAATTCTTTTCTCTAGCCTATCCTGCTCTGGCCTGGTAACTTGTTCCTTAAAACTCTTATCAGCATCCCTTGCCGCTGCAAGGTTTATTCCAGCTGGCTGGCCAACTTTACTGATTGGTACTCTATGCGCCATAAGAATTTCTGTCCGGTTGGCGTCCCTGTATGTGGTAAATGAAGAGTCTTGAATCCCTGCTTCTACCGGCTCCATTCTAAAGTCCACTTTAGAGTCTGAGCTATCTGATGGCAGCGGAATATAGATTGACCTATGATTCTTGCCTTTTAGGTTGTTCACAAAGAACTCGTGGATAGTTTTTTCTGCCTCAGCCGAAAGAGTTGCGCCCTTTACTATAATTACATAGCGTGGAACCGCCTTGTGCTCAAAGTAGTCTAGGTTGAACCTGGCAGAAAACTCATCACCCGCAATTGCCGACTTTGCTGGCAAGGCGTCGGGTATGCCATAAAAAGTGGTAGTTGGAGTATACTTTTTAATATGAATGATTTCGTTAGGACGAGCATCATTATTAAGTGGGTCTTTTGTTTTCTTGTCTTTAAAGTTTCTAAAGAAAACCGCTCTACCATTGACTAGCTGGACGTAACCATCTCTGAGTCTTCTAATTCTAATAGATGGGGAGGGAATGTGTCCAACATACCCAATTGTTCCATTGGCTGTTCTACCAATTTCAATATATCCATTTCCAGTAGCTTCATAGTCAACCCAAACTTTTAAAAGAATTTCTAGAAAAGTGTCTTCATAGTTAAGCTCTTCCAGAAGACGATTTAGTTCTCTACGTCCCCTCTCAATCTTTCTTCTAATTCCCTGGAGCTGCTCGTCCGTTTTTGTACTTTCAAGCTTATCAATTGCCATATCGGAAGGCTCAAGTCTATATCCAAGACCTACAATATTTGAAGCCTTTGCATTAATGGCTGCGTAGTTTGGTGTTGATATTTCATAAAGTTTTGCTAGGTAGGCCATGTCGATACTTGGAAGAACAACGTCAAAGGCGTGGTATGCGGAGTAATAGCTAAGCTCAATAAACTTAGATTTGGCATCATCCATTCCGGTATAAGCCTTAGCCATACTACGAGAATTCTTTCTCTTCAAAGATGTATTCTCATAAGAGATAGCTTTTAAGTCTTCTCCTCCCGCCAAGAAGGGGTCAGTGTTTATCGAGGGGGCGCTATAAATAACCCCAGTCGATACATCAACATTCCTATTATCTTCCATATTGTCTAAGTCTCCTGGCCTCGTCAGCATAAGCTCCAATGTCATATTGGTCTGCAATTTGATCGTTCATCATTCTATATACTTGCTCTTGGTATTCTGATTCTGTAATCTTTCGGTGCCCTGCCAAAAACAAGGGAGTTCCATCTGGCTGGCCATAAATCTTGGCAAACTTTTGAAGATTTTCTATACGCCTTATATCTCCCTTTTCTGCAGCAATGCTCAAAACGTTACCATCCCCGTCGCTAAAATATGTCCCATCTGGAAGCATCCAAACATATACTCCGTACTTGACATCGTCAACTATCCTCATCTTAGGCTTATTCATGTCACTAATAATACCATTTTTTACTTCTTAACGCCAAATTTTGTCCAGCTAGATGACAGAATCAGCTGCCCAGGGCTTAACATAAATATTTGGGTTTGTTCCAGATACTTCTGCTACAGGAATTACATTAGAACTGGCAGATCCTGATTCACCGCAGGGCAAAGTTTTAGAGCATATCCCATCAAGTAGGTTTATTATTACATCTGACTGAGAGGTGGACAGAGCATAACTCCAGGTATTTATATATCCAAAGGATACTGTTTTTGCTGTGCCAGAAACATTATTTTGTCCATAAGGATATGTTGTAAAGTTACTAACTGAAGTATTTAAATATATTTCACTGGTTGTTGTTGCGTTTGAAATAATTAAAACATGATTTGGGGAGTCAGTATTTATTGCAGCAGAACCTGATGTTGATAATTCAACTCCATTAATATAAATTTTAGTTGCAGCATTTCCCCAGTTTGTCCCAGCTCTTTTTATATTATTAGATAAAAAGTATAGTGTATTATCTGTAGCCGCGTCATTAGATATCAATACAGAGTTATCTGAAATGGTTCCATCAATGGCAAATGTAAACTCTATTGTCTGGTGGTCTCCAGTAGAAACTGATGGAATTTTAATATATCCAGATGACTTAGAAAAAGTACAGTTTAATTTTTTACCAGATTGCCAGATTGGTTCCATTTCTGGTTTAATAATAACAGAAGTACCGCTCAAGCTTGCGGGCCCAATTCCAGTTTTTCCATCTATGTCTGCCTCACCATAAACATATAAATTTATATAATTTAGCTCTGGTCTGTTTTTAATTACATTATTAGTTTTTAACACGGCCTTAATAGAAACTGGTCCAGATTCTCCATCTACAAAGACCGGATCATCCGGGGCAAAGTAGCCAGATACCGAACTTGTATAGGTAAATGTTGTAGCGGTAGGGGTTGATGATACTCGAACTGTTTCATTTAAATCAGAAGATGATCCAGAAATTGTTACAGTATTACCTACCGAAAAGCCATGTGGTTCTGATGTTGTTGCTGTCCTGCTTACAATTTGTTGTAGCGTTCCGGCCCAAATGCCCATGTTATCGAATGTTGCGGAACCTACCACGGTGTTGCGGACTAGTAGGCGAGCAGACACTGCACCCGCTGGTGCGACACTAGTTATTGTGAGACGTTGCGCAGTGCCAGCGGGGACTATGGCAGAAAGGCTACTACTAACAATGCTTCCTCCGCTGTTGTAGAAGTATAGTCCAATTTGACCATTGGTGGAGTCACCGCTAACCAGGGCTGAGGCCGTGTAGGTTTGACCGGGAACCGCCGCTGGACTGGGATTTGTCATCGCATACGAATCAGCAGTCGCAGAGGAACGATTGAACTGCAAAGAGTATGACCCGGAAGAGAACTCTGTTGACTTAAATGTTGTGTTGAGAGTGACAACTGCAGAATTAGGGCTAGACTCAATCATTTTAGCCGAGTACTGAGAGACACCCTCAAAATTGGCATCAAAGACTGGAGTTCCGTCAATGCCGTTGCGAATCTGAGCCCTATATACAGTGCCTTTGAGCAGGAAATTGGTTCCTCCAAAGCGAGAACCAATCTCAAGGCCTGAGGTTCCTGCGTAAATATTTCCAGAAGTTCCTGAAACGGGAGCACCTAATTGCGTCCAAGTAGTTCCATCATCAGACAGAAAAAAGGTAACCAAACCAGTGGAGGCAACTCTCGTTACGCGTACCCACTTTGTACTGCCGTTGGCAATTCCAGTGGCTACCGTTGATAAAGAGTTGTAAGAAGCAGTGCCGTCAGGAGAAGCAAGTAGACCGAGGACTCCGCTGGTATATACCTCAAACCTATAAGATCGATTGATACTTGTTATTTCTTTTGCTATCAGTTGAGTTTGTACACTAGGGGTCCAATCGTCAAGCGCTACCTTACAGCGAAGGTCAATGTCTCCTGTAATTTGTAGCGGAGTTGCATTAGGAGAAGAGGCGTAGTTACCGGCTGTGCCAGTCAGCGACAAACCTGATCCGGTGAACCTAGCACCACTCACTCCGCTGTATGTAGTAGGGGGTACGGGAGACGCTATCCGAGTTAAGGTTGTCGATGGCCCGGTCGTCCACCCGGTAGCATCCGTTTCAACACTTGCCTGATTCGCGGTAAGCAGGTTTCCGGCAGTTCCGCCAGCCCCACCCGGAGATGGATCGGTAATGTTAGTAACAAAATAAGTACCAAACGATCCGGAAAATGGTATTGTTGCAGATGTATCTGAAGCTGTTGGAATAAATGATTTCTGACTTACTTGAAGATAGTTTCCGTCCCTATACCTTATGTACATCTTGGATAGGGAGTCCTCTGATAGATCAA